CATCGTGCATCATACCATTGAGCTGAGTGGTTACGTGATCCTCACCCAAGTTTTGAATCAGCGTATTGATGACCTCATTTTCCATGCTCTTATACTTAATGTATAGATGTTTCTTTTCTTTCTGAATCCTTCTTAGGAATGCGTAGTATATGATCTGCGTGAAATATGAAAATGGGTTTTTTGATTTCTCGGGGTTAAAGTTGTCGATATACAATAGACAGTTTTCTACGCCATCCGAAATCATATCATCTCGAAAGGTATAATTGACAAAGTTTGGTCTGCGTGATAGATGCGTTGCTATCTTGAACAGGCAGGAGCCAATATACTCAGGCACTCTAGGTCTAGGCATCTCGTTCTCCCTAGCTGCTAATACGGAGTTTCTATACACGACCATGTTCTCTAAGAACAGCTGGTTGTCTACGTAATGCTTCAATGGCTTATCTTTTTTCATAATATTTTCCTAAAGTACTTGACATTTCCTTGACAATGTGGTTAAATAACAGTGTAGCCTATCCATAAGGGTATTTCTAATGTATATCCTTTTTATCAAAATCTTCAAACTCATCTATAGCTTCTTCAGCTTTCTTCTTCTCATAAAAGTGTAGTTCATTATCTACAACTTCTACATATGACTTTTCCAGATTAAATGTTGGGTCAGAAACAGAAACGATTGCCGTTTTGTATATTCTGAAAGGCTGATCAAATCTTGATGCCCAATCCCAACGGATAACTTCTAACTTCATGTTCTGATTATCAAACGTAGAATATATCTTAAAAGGATTCTTCACTTCGACATAAGATATAGTTTCACTTAGTATCTGTGCAACTATAGTGTCGCCACTTACGGTTTTGATTATTTTATTAATTTCCATATTCTAACCTTTCAGTTGTATTTGATACATCTTGTAATCAAACTTTTCTTCATTATATATTTTCATTCTTTCCACAAAATGTTGCAGCGTGTAATTTTGTTTTTTCCCATGTGTCAGATCGTCAGCAATATCGTATAGGGTAGCATACTCTTTATTGTCACCTAATCTTAATCCCCTTCCTATAGACTGCAATGTTCTAACTTTACTTTTACTGGGCGAAGCAAAGATTACATTGTGCAAGTTCCTTATATTTATACCAGTAGAAAACGTACCGAAAGAAGCCACAATGATGGAGTTGCTTTCACTTTCCACTATCCCTCTAATATCTTCCCTGACACTGGCCTTGGTTTCTCCTGACACATAAAACACTTTTCTGTTTTTATCAACTTTTTCACATATGGTATTATACAACATTTTCCCGTGTTTGTCTACATATTGGAACAAAAGAAGTGTATTTCCCCCTAAAGATAGCGTAAGATTTGTGATAAATTTGTTCCTTGATTGGCTAGAAACCAGATAGTCGATTTCCTCTTGATATTTGTATTTACTCACCAACTTACAGTTTTCTTTAGTGTGCTTCAGTATGAGAGATTTTATCTTAAACTCCGCAAGATTACCTTGGTCCATTAGCGTTTTTGTTGTTGTAACTTTTTCGACTTGACCGAACAGCCCCTCCAGCACCAGCTTATGAGTTTGAGTTCCGTCCAGAGTTCCAGTAAAGCCATACCGGTATGAACATCCATCAAGGTTTGTCATGATTGTTGTCAAAGATTTTGCTTTAAACTGGTGAGCCTCATCTCCGATAACAACGTCAAATTGATCGAACCAATCCTTCTTTTGTTTATAGATAGACTGCCATGTGGAGATTACTACTGGCTTGTCTGTATTTTTATCTGCGCCGGACATAATCGGGTGAACATATTTCTGCGAATCATATCCATACTCATAGAAATCTTTTTCTAACTGAGATACTAAAGATGTTGTGGGAACAATAATCAAAGTCTTTCCGTCGAGGAAACGGGTAACAAGGTAGATTATCAATGACTTGCCGGATGCAGTTGGAGACAGCATCATCGCTCGCCGCTTTCTTATGGCATGAACAAAGGCATCAACCTGATAGTCTCTAGGATCAAGTTTCATCTGCAAAGTTTTTATAAATTCTCTGGCTTCCTCTACAGAAAAATCTTCGTCAGCATCCACCGAACGATCCACCTCGAAGGTGTACCCCCTATCATCACAAAACTTTTTTAGGTATGGTATTAGACCATAATAGAGTGTTTGATTATATGAATGATATAGTCTTATCTTACCGTCCCATATCTTATTGCGGTATGCTGGCATAAACTTATAGCCAGGAACCATAAACGTAAAGTGCTCGCTTATCTCCATACCTTCGCCTTTTTCGCAATGGATGTATGCATACACTTCGTTTAGTTTTGATACCTTTATTATTGACACTACAACTCACCACCCGTTAGCTTCATATAATCAATCGCATTTTTGATTTGAAAATTGCGCTGATTTAAATTTTTCACAATCTCTTCCAACAAAGACATTTTTTCTTTTTGGTTTACTGTCTTAATATTGGTCTGTATGATATCTTTGTCTGATTGCATATACATTTCGGATTCGGATTTCAATAAGATTTTTTCGAATGGCTCCCAGCCACGCTCTCGGAGTTCTTCTTCGGACATTTTACCTGTGTAGTATTCGTGCTTTGCTAACTGCAAATCTTTAATCTGAAATTCTATCGCTTTTAGTCTGCGTCTTTCCTCATAGTATATTTTCATGTACTTGCTGTGTAGAACTGGAATCTTCAGAGACTCTGCGCCAAGCGCGGTAGAGTCCAACTGACAATCATTTCTCCACTCATCAATAATTTCATCGAGCGTCATATATTCTCCATAATATAAGTAGGCATACTATTATACCATATTTTTAAGGTGTTGTCAACTTAGTTGCAGTAAAATAAGTGTAAGCAAATGTAACAGATGTTGTTTGAAAATCTTGACCTTCGGCAGAACTCATTTGAAACCCCGTAAGTTCCATAGGAAAGATATCATAAAATTGCACATTTATATTGTCATTGTTTGAGTTTGTTTTAATCAATAAACTTGCATCAGAAACAACACTATTTTCTTTGCCCGCGACTGTTGTTAGTATTCCCAATTTGTCAAGCGACGTTGGGTTACCGAGATTTGTCATCCAATTGTAAATTTCAAACCACGATTGCATATCTTCGTCTATAACGTAGGTGACCTGTAACTGCTCATATGTCAACTGATTTGCAGGCTGATACAACTGTGTGTATGGTGTGTTTGTCTGCACAGGGTTCATAGTTAGAGAAGGCATGTTTATGCCTTGCACAAAAAAGGTAAAGTTGGGTAAACGATCTATAACAAATTGATATTTGTTATTTGCAAGAAAGCTTGTGTTGGTTGGAGTCGCCATTTGTTTTGATTACCTTATTAATGATATGTATATTTATAAGACAAAAAAAGGGGGCCGAAGCCCCCTTGAATGTCATTTCTAATGATGACTTAATCTTACATAAGATTGACAATCTTGAACTTGCGGTAGTAAGCATTAGTACCGGAAGTGATTGTTCCATCAGATACATCCGCAGCACCCTGCACAGATCGTGAGAAAGGATTAGCGACCATGCCGTAGCGAGTCTTGAATCCGATCTTTGGTTGGAAGCTATCTTGACCAACCGCACGTACCATCTGGAGAGGAACGTAAGGGCAGTAGAATACACCAGAATCGTATGATGAAGAACCTTTGTATCCCATAGTTGCATAGTGGCTACCAGCAGATCCTTGGAAGTATGGATCGATGTAAACTTTTACGCGACCATTCAATACACCAGCGAACGTGCTACCAGTGTCATCAACCTGAAGGCTGTTAGACAAAGCAGGAGTGTAATCCAGAACACCAGCCATCTGAAGTGCAGAAGCAACGTCAGAAGAACAGATGAGGATGTTACCCTTACCACGACGAGTATCTTTAGCGATTTGGTTTGCTTCACGCTCTAATTGGAACATCAAACCCTTGAACTTCTCTACTGACCAACGGCCATTAGCGTCAACATCAAGGTCAAATGTGCCTGGAGTAGCAGTATCAGCAGCACCAAGCTTGGCACCAAAGTTAACTGTACGAACAACTTCGCGGTTGATTTCAGCAAGAATTTCCGTTGACAGAATGTTAGCAAGTTCTGACTCGGCGTCCAAACCATGAACAGCTTTAAGATCTTGTGCTAATTCCATCGTGTATTCTGCTTTCAGAGCGCGGCTCTTAGCAACAACACTAACTTTCTCGATAGAGAATGCCATTTCAGCGAACTGATTACCAGCCGCGTCACCGAGTGCTTCGGATTGTGCTGTAGTCATACCACCAGCGCTAGTGTACCCAGCAGCTGCAAACGGGTCTGTTGTTGTGCTTGTTGCTACAACACCGCCTGGCGCGTCCTGAGCTGCGTTCTGGCCAGAGAAGTTTGTATCAGATTCGTCATAAAAAGATTCATCACCAGTTTGGCTTGAGTACCTTGCGCTCATTGCGAAAATCAAACCAGTAGGACCTGACATAGGCTGAACACCAGCAATATCATAAGCAATTAAGTTTGGCATAGCGCGACGAATCAGTGAAATCATTACTGGATCGACAAAATTGATGTTACCAGAATCGCCCCCAGCAGCTGCAGAAGCACCCATAGCATTAGTTGGTGCTTCTAACAGTGAAGTTTGCTCACTGTACCCACCAGACTGACTTTCGCGGATGGCTTGCTCTTGGTTTTCGAGCATTTGAGCAATAGTAGCTCGCTTGTGAGAGTCCGTAATCTTTGGCAAATCTGCATGCTCAAGAATAGGGGCCCATTTTTTTTGTAAAATATCTGTTGACATAGTTTTCTCCTTTGAGTAAATTCTAAACTCTGTTATTATTTATAAAAAATTAACTTTTAACAATGCGTGAAAGACTGTTAACATAAGCGTTCATCGATGATGAACTGAGACTTTCTGTCAACTCTTCGGTAGAGTCTTCGGTGAGACTCGGCGCTTGTGATGAATTATCATTAGATTCTGAAAAATACTTCTGCTTGATCATCCCAACCTTATCTGAGAAATCTTCTTCGGATTCGAAAACGATATTTTCTGATAAAGACTTGAATTTCTCAACCTGTACTTCGGTCAAACCTTCAGAGACATTTTCAACAACCTTTTCTTTCTTCAACACTCTCAACTGCTCGGCGAGTTCGTTGTTTGTGTTGACTGCTTTGTCAAGTTCACCCTTCAGAGAATCAACCTGTGTTGCAAAGTTTTCTACTACGTCAACTTTGTCTTCGGGGATTTCTACATAGTGTTCTACGAAAAGATTTTTAAGACCTAACATAAAGTCTTCTACCATTTCAGCACGAATACCATGATCTACTGCGAGTCTGTTTTCTTCCATCCACTCGGAAACAACATACTCTAAGTACTCATCGACTTTAGATACTAAACCTTCAGAAAAGGCTTCAGCTTCTTCTTCTAATTTTTGGTCAAACTCTTCTTGCAAGCCTGCAGTAACTTCTTTTACTCGCTCAGTTACAACGGCTTCAAAAATAGACTTGGCCTTTAACTTGTATTCTTCTGACAATTCTTCGCCAGAAAACAATGAATCAACGTCAATAGATGATTGCTCTTCAACAACTTCCGTCGTTTCTGTAGTTTCTTCTACCGCTGTTTCAACAGTGTTTTCCTCTAGTTCATGTTGAATTTCTGCTGTCATACGATTCTCCTTATAATTTTTGAGTCAATTATTAAGTTATTTATAATAATACGGTTTTTGATTATAGCCGACGAAGAAAGTTTTCAAAAATCTTTAACTTTGCTTCTCGGAGCTGTTTTGTGGATGCTTTCTTAATAATTTTTTTAGACTCTTCTATTTGTTTTTCCATCCAATGACCATCAACGCAAATCCACTCTCTGTTTTCCATAATACCTCGTACAAAGGCGTCTGGCGCAGAAGGATCTGCTACGATATCTGCTGCTGTTGCGAGATGGAAGTCATCGCAAACAACCTTGTAACCCTCTTTAGTGTCTTCGAGAGTTCCCATTCCGCGAGTAGATACACCAAACTGCGCACCCTCACCGATTAAATTCTTAACAATGTTTCCGTATGGAGTATCTAAAAGTTTTGCTTTCCCGTAGAAATTGGAGCCTTCTGCACGAAGATCTTTGATAAGATGACTAACGCGCTCTAAGTTAATTGTTGGCCCTTCGGGGTGTCCGAGTTCACCAAAAGCGCGACCTTTTTTTACGTATTCTTCGTTATACCTTTCAGTCTCTTTATTTAAAACACTAAAAGGGTACATACGACCATTCCGATTTGCAATGTCGGCTTGCATAAAGATACCTTCAATGAACATATCCTTTTTACCATCTTCTCTTTCTTCTGTTACGAAACTAACTGTTTCGTTAAGTTCAGTTATGAGTCTCATTGTTGTGCCCCTTTATGTTTCGTATAACCTTTCTTAATCTCCTTTTTTTTGTCTTTTTGCACCGAAGATTTATTATATTTATATGCATGCTTCGCTACAAAATTTGGAGATTTTTGTTCTAAAAACTGTTTAAAGGATTTCATATTGCCCCACGAACAACTCTGTGGCATACCCACATACAATCCATAAAAGTTTTTCTAAAAACACCTTAGTTACTCTTCAAATTTAGACAGAGCAAACATTACGAGTTTCTCTGTATCAGTATCTAAGCGTTCTCTAAACTTATCTTTGTTCTCTTCGTTAATGCTGTTATATAGAGCAACAAGTGCTTGTTGACCGCGCTCATCATCTACCATAGAAGCAATCTCTTCTTCTATGGTAGGTTGTTCAGATGTAACGAATTCTAAAAAAGTTTTCATTTATTCTTCCTCTGGGATTTCTGTATCATCCTCTTGAGCCAGATCTGGTTCTTCTTCGGCTTCTTCTTCAGCGTTCAGTTCAAGATCAACTTCTGCTTCCGGCTCATCCGACTTGAAAATATTTCCGGCCAGCTCCATTTTTTTGAGTTCCAAGTTATTGGATACTTTGTCTTCGATTGCTGCGGCAATAGCATCTTTAAAAGATAAAACATCTTCCGCTTTGGCTGCTTGTACAGCAGCATTTAAATCAAATTCACTCATATCACTTTCTCCTTTATTTATAATAATTCAATATTCTAACTCAACGCAATATACTGGTTTTTCTTGATATTGTCTTTCAACTTCTTACCAGCACTTCCTTCTATTTGATGATCAGTGAGCA